TCCCATTTTTGCCACTCAGGCGGTTGGGCTACATAAGTTGCTTGATCGCCTGAGCTATATTCAATTGTGATTGGTAGTTTCATTAGTTGCTCCCGTTTCTATTTTTTAACTAAATGACTCTGCTGGCACTCCAATAACTTGGAATGTTAAAGATACAGTCTGTGCATCATTTCCTGCACCACCGGCTGATGGCCATGATGGTAGCACTTGGAATGTAAATACTGCGCCTGATGCAGCTGTAAATACTGTGCTAATTCCTGTGTTTGGTGCTGACTCTGAAACGCCCCATAGGATTTCGCATAGAGATCCTGTAACGCCCCAGTCTGCCAACATTTCAACAGCTAGTGTAAAATCATTGTCGATTACTTTGTAGGCTTTGCCATCCAAAGTTTCGTATGTTTGGCGGTTCATTTCGCCAGTTAGAATTGCGCTTGTTGCTTGAGCATCGAAAGTGTTACCACCGATAGTGAAGGTAACATCTCTGCCCGTGATTACTGTGGTAGGCACTTTGACTCCTTAGATTGTTTGTGTGTAATAGGTTGAAACATTGATGTCGGAAATCAACATTGTTGATGCTCCAACATTTTGTACTGTTGGTCTTTCGACCTCTCCGACAATATATCCATTTGGAATTACTGTCAGAATGCTCATTATTAATTGCTCGATATTATCGAGTGATGCAGGATTGCTGTTATATGCAACAACAGCAGAAATAGTTAAATTAATCTTTACTCTTACTTGACTTTTACCAATTGTTTCAATTTCAAGATATGGAGAATCTGGGATTAAAACCACGCATGGAGGCATAGGACTCTCTGGAACATGATTGTAAACATTTGCTGAAACGCTTGCTAAAGCTGTGGCAAGTGGTTGTCTAACTGTTGCAAGAATTGTTGAAACTGGCATTATTGAGCCATGCTTTCGGTATCCATATATGAACCTAATAATCCTACGCACTTGTTAAATAATGAACGACCCATTCTGAAAGGTGTGGCTGTGAAATCAACGCCTTCGATTTGTCCGCCACCCGCAAGTCTTGCTTGGAAAACCTCTACTGAAACTGTATAGACAGCTGATTGAACAGCTGCGTTTCCAACATAAGTTGATGCTCCAGATAAAGTCGCGACTCCAGATGGGATAACATTTGCTTCGATGACATCGGCGTTTGTGATTGCAGCTGAAAAGGTATATGCGCCAAGATTGTCTGCAAGTATTGTTCTTGTTCCGTTATATGGTGATCCGCATCCTGTGATAACAACTGATTGTCCTTCGGTAAATTCATGAATTCCTAGTGTAGTGAAAGTGGCGACATTATCAGTCAGCGACACTTTTTCAATTGGGCTTTTGAATGTAACTAGCATTGGCAGAATAACTGTTTCTGCGGTGTCGATAATTTGATTTAAGTAAGTATCATCATAAAGAGAGGAACTTACACCCAATACAGAACGCAACTGGGTCGCGGTAATAATTGTTGGCATAAATTCCTCTCTTAGACTCCCATTATTAGCTGCCTGGGATCGGGAGCAACCCCAGGCATTAAGGGCTTAATTAGTTCTTGTTGAACCAAACTGCGCCACCAGCAATTTTAACTGCAAGTGCGCCGTAGCCATAGTAAGCAACAGATACTTGACCAGTTGCTGTGATGTCTGAACGAAGTTGTAAGCGTGGGCTTTCGTACCATGTAAATGCATCTGGATTTACTACGATCATTGACTGATCACCAGTTGTGTATCCATCAAGTGAGCGAGAAACATAAAGATCCAAGCCAGCAACATTTCCACGAAGGCTCTGAGCTGAAACTGCTCCGCCTGCATTTTGAGGTTGTGAAGCATTGTAGATTGGGCGACCGCTGTCGTTGTAACCCATGATGTTGCCCCATTGTGTGCTGTTAACAATTAAGTTACGAGCAAATCCAAGTGAGCCAGAATAAACACTTGCTGCTGCTGCTGATGTGTAACCAAGCAATCCTGCTGCTGTGTTGTCCTGTGCTACTGCTGCCAATGAGCATGAGTTGCCTAGAATTGTTGCAGCATATGCATCTGTTGTCTTTGCATAAGCATATTCCATTTGACGAACTAACTCATCAAAAAATGCTGGAGATGAACGATCAAGAAGTTCAACTGAGAATGTTTGTCCGCCAGCAAATTTCTTAACATCAACCTGAACAAATGATGATGCCTGATCGGTTGTATCAATTGCTGCTGCTTCTGCTTCAAGTGTTACTGTTGGAGCAGTTGTAATCTTAGGAATTTCAAATGTCATTCCTGATGCTGGCAAAACTCCGCGAGATAGAGCATCGATTATTCCACGATCAGCGTTTGAAATACCGTTGATGATTTCAGTTGATTGTGGTGTTGGAATTAGACCAGAGTTGTTTGAAGTTGTGTCAGCTGCCATTACATATTGACGGCTGTCCTCGTTGCCTAGTGCAGCACGAACTGAGTGCTCTAGGTATGTTGCTTTGTTAGTGATTGGTGAGCGTGGCTTTGTGTAAGCAACTGACTGCGCTGCTACTACTGCCACAGGCTCAGACTTTGCAGCTTCTACCGCTTCGGTTGCGATAGGAGCATCTGAAGTTATATCAGACACTTTGTCCTCCTGTGTTGTTGTATCCTCAGCGGTTGCTTCGGAATTCTCTGTTGGTGTTTCTGTTGCTGCGACATCGGCAACTCTTGCGCTATCAATTGCAGGATCGGTTACTAAACTAACCTCAATTAACTTGGCTGCACTTATTGACATAACGCCATCTTTGTTTTTCCAGTCATCAACCATAACTCCAACGCTAAATCCATCGCGTAGGCCTTCGGCTGCCTCAAGTAAAGAATCATCGCCAGCAATAGTTCCGGCAATCTTAAATGTTGCTTCGATACCAGCATCATCAGCTGTAATATCCATTAATTTACCAATTGGTCGTGTGCGGTCATGCTCTAGCAATAATTTAACTGGCTTTGAAAAATCAATTGATCCTTTTTCAAATACTGTTGCTCCAGCAGATGTATTTCCGCGCTCGCCCCAAGTTACAATTGTTCCTGAGATTGTGCGCTTACGGCTATCGGCTGCGGTTAGTGTTATTGGGAAATTAATCTTCATCGGATTAAGTCCTCCTCCTCTTGGATTTGCTCAACGCTCATCGCGCCAATGCGGTTTAGGATTTCATAAACTTGCGCACGCTCTAATGCTGAACCACGCAAGAAATCATCAATATCAAATCGAACTTCAACGCCATTTGGCACAAAATCAGCAGCAGATAATCTTTGCTCTATTGGAGTAATAATATTTCTTAAACTAAAATCAATAAGGGCTTTGCGCTCCATAACAGTAGTGCTGTATGTCATACTAGTAGTTTCGGCAGATAAGAATGATGCTGGAATGCCAACTGCTCTTGCTATTTCAGTTGCAAGGTATTGGCGCGCTTCGTTTAATTGTAATTTTTGTGGATCAAAGCCAAGTGCGTTTAATTCAACATCAGCATTTAAAAATGCAGTTGCTCTAGTATTTCTGGCAACTTTCCATGACTCAAGAAGTTTTGTAATTCTCTCTGGAGTAAGGTTTGTTCCATTTGATTTTAATACCATTGTAGGAACTGGCTCTTTTGCGTATAATTCGGCAGCCTTTTCTAGTTCTTGCGCAGCTCTAATTGTGCGACCTGCTCGATTTAATACACCTTCATCTAATCCGCTAAATACAACTAAAGATCCAATACCTGATGCCGGAACATGCATTCCATCAACCATGTATGAAGTAATTTCAGTTTGATTTGCATTTAAGTTATATGTAACACGATCTGGCGCAACTCTTGTCCATGCACGAATGCGACCACCATCTGAACTGGAGTAGGCGTCCAAGCAAATTCCATAAGCCACGCCGTGGAATAATAAATCTTCCGCGATCCATGCGTAAATTGCTGATCCTGCAACTCTTGGATCTGGTTGCATAATTACGCGTTGTGGTCGTAAATGTTCTTTTGTAAAATGATTATAAGTTTCTAAAGGTAGTGAACCAATTGTGCTACAAATTATGTTTCTTGCTCTTGCAACAGATGGAACAGACATAGCTTGTTCTCTAGTTGCTGTTTGTGCTCCATAAAATAATCCACCAACAGCTGACTGTAAATTGTAAGGCGTATTGGCGGCAGCGACATCAACTGTCGGCGTGATTGCGGTATTTGTTATAAATCTATCGAATAATCCCATTAGCATATAATATACCATAAAGTCAATATATTATGCTATTTGTATATCAACTTCCGTTTCTACCTGTGTTGCAAAATAGGTTGCTAAAGCAGATGCCACAGCTGCACAAACTGCGACTCTACTTGCACGCCTTCCGATGATCCATGACCCATCCCCATAGGGCAGTTTCGCAGCGGAAAGTGTTTGTTGAGTCAGTTCGTCTTGACCCCCGTGCTGTAATCGATGGGAATTGATTGCGCCTAACCACCGATCACATGATTCAGCATATATCGCCCCATCCATATCTGTAATGGGAATTCCAGCAGGAACTAACCGACTTGCGACGGCCTGTGCAGTCCTTTTGGAATAAGCAACAGTCTGAACATTATATTTTCTTACATAAGGCGCAATATCGTTTGCAACCGCTAAATCATTGATTGAATAATCGTTTGACCATGTATGAAGTAAAACTAAATTGAATTTTTCTCCCGGCAGTTTTTGAGTAGCCACTAATGCACCAAATTTACGATCTGGACTTAAATCTAATCCAAACCAAGTTTCTTTGTCAGGGTCTAATGGTATTGGGTTAGTTTTGCACAATTCCCATTTTTGGGCATCAATAGCTGAATTGATTGTATCTACCCATTGACATAAAACTTCAGTTCGCACAATATCCGGCGGATCATTAATAACTGCTTTCAAGTTATCTGGATGAATTGTTATTCCTAAAGATGGATTGGCTTGAGCAAATGCTGGCCAGTTAATATCACCCGACGGAAGGGTAATCGGTGCATCTGGCTCGGCACTCCACTCAAACCAACCCAACTGGTCATTAGTCGTGGCTGACGCTAATGCCCTCTCACGCAATTTGTTTAGAATTACGGAATGTTGATCTCCAGCGTTTGAATAAATCCATACTTGAGGATTTTGTGCAGCCATCATGGTATATCGCATTGATGACCAAGCATCCTCATCTTTATATTCTCTTAATTCATCCAAATGGATTGTAGATGGTTTAGAAATACCTCTTGAAGCATTGTTAGCTGCTTTTACCACAAACCTGCGACCACCTTTTAATTCCATTTCCTCAGCACCATGTTGCCATCGTATCTTTTTTACCTCAGATGCCAAGCGAGGGTTTTCCTCAATTAATGAAACCATCTGTCTAAATGTTTCTAATGATGTCGTAAGTCTATGCGCTGATGAGAGCTGTAAGTTTTCTCCCCAGACATACATTCCACAAAGTATGCGGAGCATCATAAAAGTTGATTTACCATTTTGGCGTGCGATCAAAAGGCCAGCCTCTGTGTGATGCCAGCGACCATCTGGCTTAACTTTATGACCATGAATAGCCACAAACTTTTGCCAATCCATTAAAGGAATGCCGATCTCAGCTGCGAAGTCGATCATTTCATGACCTTTTGACGGTAAATCATTCAATTTACTGTGAATTCGTGGAGTTGGCACACCTCCTAATTCCGATTGAGTCTGATTCAAAGCGATCTCAAACGATTCGTTTTTGTTCAAAGCGATCCAGCCTGATCGTGGGCGATCGAGGTGTTTTGTGGGTTAGAAAAGGAACG